TGGTAAAACTTATTATGCAATTTTTCTGTGGGTAGGATTCCTTAAGCCTTTATTCTAGTTTAGGGGGGTGGGGTCTGTCAACCTTGTGTTAATAAAAAGTCAAAATTTGGTGTGTAATAATTTGGAACAGTATGTATATGTGTGCGCGCGGAGTCCCACTTGCGTAAAGGGGGGGTGGGGTCGCCAAACTGCGCGTGTAGTCATGCGTGAAAGTGTGTAAACACACTCATACGACTACCTGCATGGTTTGGGAGAGGGTTTAAACAACCTAGTGTAAAGACTTGTCTTTGTCCTTTGTTTCTTTGCCCAAGAGTTTACTAATGCGAAGCATGATTTCGTCTGATGTTTCCTTATTAGTCTCTGAGACTTCTAGTCTCTCGGTATATAAGTTAGCTACCTTGCCACGATAATGTTCAGCAGTTACTGCTGAGCCTATCTGTCCAGTATCAACCGCTTTGTCCCTTAGTTTTGCCAACTCATCGAGGTGGGATTCCCTGTCAATAAGAGACCTTGTCTCTTGCTCCGCCAATATCCTTGCGATTTCCTCTTGAATATCCGCTTTTTTAGACAACCTATAGCCTTGCTTATCCGCACTAGTTCCCGCCTTGTATCCCGCCAACTCGGCACTCTTGCCATGACTGTATCCCTTTGCCTTATACCTAGCAAATAAGCGCTCTTTTACGCTTAACCCTTTCTTATCTGATGATGTCTTTTGATCTGTCATAGAGGTATGGTAAACCATACCTGTTCTTAGATCAATTCGTTTCCTTTGGCAACCCCTCATTCACACAGTAGTTGACATGCATTATGTCCATGCACTACCATGAGTGGTGAGAGGTGATTAGTAGGATTGGTTTAAACCCCCTGAACGTAGTGAAGGGGGATTTAAACCTAATCCTCCAAACCAAAACTGGAGAAAATTATGGATTATCAGGAAATTCAAGCCATACAAAAAAGAATGGCTAACCGACCATGTGAGAGAATAGCTAAAGCTATTGTGGAAAAAGATGCCTACTTAAAAGTAGGACAGGCGGAAGCTAGAAAAGGAAGGCTTTACCTTAAAGGTAAACAATCGTTTGTGATGCTAACCGATGGTTTTATCTTCTCTCTACGTGGTAGAGAGGACGCTACTGCTATGAGATACTTCGAAGAAGTTATCTCAGAAACTTACTTTCAAGCTGATGTGTTTGGAGAAAATGATTCAGCGAATGAGGACATGCATATTCGTAAAACGAATAATGGCGTGTTCCTTCAAGTGGGTCATGTGAAAGGAGACTCTTTCAGAGTATGTGATGAATGGAAGATTGACCCTATGAAAATGTATTCATTTTCATGGGATAAAGATTCTTTTGAATTGGAAACAGTAAACTAAGTTTAATTGGCTCTTAACTGCGGTCTTACGACATAGAATGTCGTAGCCATTAGTTAAAATATTAATAACGAGGGGTTTAAACCCCTCACAACTGGAGAAAAATATGGCGAAAGCTAATCAAGAAAGAATTTACAGGCACAAGGAAATCGAAGATTCCCTTGAGTTAGTAATGGAAATTATGGGCGGATGGATTGAAGATGCCTATGATGATACTTCTGACGTGGAGAAAGCGTGCGAAGTATTGAGTGGTTTTGTTTCATCAAGGGTAAAACCCTTAAGTGAAGCTGAACTGTAACCCTTTGTTTAAACTCCTTCCTGAACGTAGTGAAGGAAGGATTTAAACTAAACAACTGGAGAAAAATATGGGTATTGATAAACCTGTTGCAGTCAAATTGACTGGTGAAAGTATGGCAGATGCCATACAAAAAGAAATGGCAGAAGGGATGCAGTTGAAGATAGAGGGCGAAAATTTAGCTTTAGCTATGGCTAAGCTTGCGCTTGACGTGCTTTCAACTGCAAGACCTATGCATGAAGGCAGAAAGCAGAAAGCATTTGATGATGCTTTGCAAGTATTGGATGCTTACTTCCACTTACAGTCGAAGTAGCTGAATTTTAACGAGGGTTTAACCCTCATAACTGGAGAATGATATGGACAAATTTGTTTGTATTTCTTGTGGTAATGAGTCTTTTGCTGATGCAAAAGAACTTACCTTCCGAAAGTTTCATTGGACAAACATTTCCTATGAACTTGAAAATCCCTGTTCCGAATGTGGAGTGGGACGTGTAATGTTCGCTAATGCGGATGAAGTCAAAGACTTCTACGCTAGGAAAGCTGAACTGTAACCCTTTGTTTAAACTACTCTCTGAACGTAAGTAAAGAGAGTATTTAAACTAAACAACTGGAGAAATTGATGGAAAATCAAAATCAAAACTATACAGATAGGGAAGCCTATCTGACTGAAGGTGCTGATCAAATCATAGATTTGTTTGGACACTTTGACGACATGCCACCCTTTAGGGTGTCTGTTGGATATGCTCCTCGTCATAGAGGTGGTAAGGTGCTTGGAGTCTGCATTAATGCAGAAGCTTCAAGCGATAATCACTTTGAAGTGTTTATCAACCCTGTCATCGAAGATGGCTATGAAGCATTGGAAGTGCTGACACATGAATTGTGTCATGTTGCTGATCGTAATGAGAATGGGCATAGAGGTCGATTCGCTAGAATCGCTAGAGGTGTTGGCTTACAAGGTAAGCTTACGTCTACTTATGCCGGTGATAGACTGAAAGCACATCTAAAAGATGTTGTCGAATTGCTTGGTGAGTATCCTCATGGGTCTATAGATATAGACTTCACGAAGAAACAAACCACTAGGATGCTGAAAGTATCCTGTAGCGATTGTGATTTCCACTTTCGAACAAGTCGAAAGAACGTAGATATGTTAGACATGGATACTGCGCCATGTCCGGCATGTGAACAGACTGATACTCTGTTCGTTGTTTAACAACGCAGTAGGAGAAACGTTATGAATGTAAATCTCATAATCAGCATAGCTGAAAGTGCTATGCAAATGTTAGGATTCCCTTGCACCAAATCTTCACTTGAAGATGGTGAGCGTAGGGTGTTGAAAAAACTTGCCATTGCTTATGGCAAAAAGGCATCGAAGATGTCCGATGTGGAACTCATAGAAATGTGGAACGCGATGGATATTTCAGCTTTAAAAGCTGAACAGGATGATGAATCCGGTGATGGTGATGCCACAGGAGAAGCCGAGCATGATGCGGAAAGCGAAGCTGATGCGGATGGCGATGGTGATTCTGATGCGGAATCAGAGTCCGATGGTGATGGTGATGAGGGTAGTGGATTGCCTGAATTTGATGAATTTGTCCCTACAAATGCTTTAGAAGAAAGCATTGTAGACATCATCAAAAAGGTGCATCCAACACTTGATGATGGTATGCATGACAATGTTGATGTTGACCTAGTCAAAAGGTTGATTGAGGAATCATCACCTAATCACGTAGTGGAGATCAAGCACCCTGATGGAGAGATCATCAAGGATGATTCTCTAAAGCATGAGAAGCTTCCGATTGTCCTTAAAGCTTTGCTTAGAGGTGATAATGTGTTGCTTGTTGGCGGTGCTGGAAGTGGTAAGACCACTATGGCACAGTCGCTTACCAGTATGCTTGGTCAAGCGTTTAAACAGGACGATTATTCCTTTGGAATGTCCGGTGCTATGTTCCAAGCTTACGAAGTAAGAGGATACATGGATGCCAATGGCAACTACGTTGAGTCCTCATTCGTCAAGTGCTATCGTGATGGTGGTCTGTTCCTGTTCGATGAAATCGATGGGTCTAATCCTCAAGCATTGGTTGCATTAAATGCATCGATGGAAAATGATTACGCAGACTTTCCTTGTGGTGTGGTTAAAAAGCATCCGAACTTCCGCTTGATAGCATGTGCCAACACATATGGTAGAGGTGCAGATAGGGAATACGTAGGAAGGAATCAGCTAGATGGTGCAACCATTGATAGATTCAAGCCGGTAATCACTCTTGATTACGATGAGAAGCTTGAGTTAGCTATCAGTCCTGATAGGAACTTCACGAAGATCGTGCAGAAACTTCGCAAAGCGAAGGATGAAATGAAGATTAGATGTGTGATCTCACCTAGAGCAAGCATCAAGGGTGGACGTGCCTTACTTGATGGATGTGATGTGGAAGATGTGCTTAGAGACTACGTCTTTGGTGGCTTGGATGCGGATACTGTAAAAAGAATCCGAACCGAAGCCGGAGTATAACAACGTTTAAACAAGGAGAATATTATGCCTAGTTTTGCAGATAGATTTGAGTCTTTTGATGACTTGATAAATCAAGTATCAGATGAATCATTGCCTACATGGGATTGCCATAGGGCATCCCAAGATTCGCCTGATGATTGGAGCGGTGACGTGACAGTTAAGCAAGCATTAAAGCTTGCAGAGTATGGGTGGAAAGATGGACGTGATGAAATGTCTAATGAGTTAGACATGGCTCACAATGCCACATCCTTTGAGAGACTGCCATCGTTTGACTATGACGTAGCCGGATACATGCCTAACATACCTTTGTATGTGTCCGGTTGCCCATCACATATGATGAGTCCGCTAGGGAATGAATCGTCTATGGGTAGAGTGGTTGAATTTAAAATCAACATTAGTGCCACATGTAATAATCAAGCAAGCGTGCTAAGACGTAGAGGTGCAAGCATCTTGTCGCTAGTAGATAAGCTTGAAGATGGCGGTATGTCATGCATGATTACATTATGTGAATATACAGATGCCAGTAGGGGTAATGGTCATTACTTAATAGAGTTCCCTATTAAGAAAGCCGGTCAACCTTTGGATATAGACAGGTGTGCTTACGCATTTGTCC